ACCTACACTTGTCACTCTAATAGTTGGTTGTATTTGGTTATCTAAACTAATTGCGCCAAGCCCCTCAGCTTCTGAATAATACCACTCATCTGGTTCATCTACGTCTTCGACAGGAACAAAAACCCATCCATGCTTAGTGAGAGGAAGAGGAACATTAAGAACATCGCCTACTGAAAAGCCAGCCCCAGCCCCTCCGCTTGGAATGCCAATGGATCCAGCTATTTTAAAATACTCTCTCCTTGCTGTGTACTGTCGACTGCCAATCCTTTCAGAACCCAATTCAATCGAGGCTGGAAACTTAGGCCTAGAGGGAAAAGTATAAGTTTCAGATGTGGTAGCAGTAGAGGGGATTCGGTTGTCTGTTCGCGCATATACATCTAAAGGAGGAGAATTACCTGCGCCCACGTTAACTTGGCCGAACTGATATGAACTGCCAGCTGTGCTGCTATATCTAAAATTTCCGCGTTCTTCTATCTGAGCTGTAAGTACCTGACCTAGTGCACCTACACTTGTCACTCTAATAGTTGGCGTTGTTGTCGTGCCAACGAGAGGAGATTTTGGCATATTACCAAAACTCGCCGTTTCTGAGTAATACCAATCACTACCACCATCATCTGGATCATCTTCACGAAACCATCCGTGCTTACTAGAGACGAGTGGAACATTTAGAACCTCCCCCACTGAAAAACCACTTCCCGTGCCTCCGCTTGGAATGGAAATAGATGCCATTCGAAAACTACTTCCAAAATTAAACCTTCCGATGGATTCAGATGTCAAAGTAATGCCAGCTGGTAACCTCCGCCCAACACCTATTTGGTATGCTTCTGGAAAATGGCGTTGCCCTCCATAATAAGCTTCTCCAAAGTAAGTTCCTGTTCCAAGACTTCTAGTTCTGTTTCTATCAGCATTTTGAACTCTTCCAAAGTATTGAAACTTTCCGCGGTTTACAAACGCCCCACCTGTTATTCCACCTGTTTCAGAAACAGCGGTGACTCTAAAGGTTGGTTGATCATAAAGTGATACCGGCCATGTATAAGTGAACTCGTTATCATCATCATTATTATACGTAAATGTTTTGGGGTCTCGAAGAGGTATATCGAAAACTTCGCCAACAGAAAATCCAGTACCTCCACGCGTTATAGTAAATGTACCCATTTCATACTGCCAGCTAGGTGAGCTCGGCCGACTTGTACAAGATATAGAAGCCGATTGATAATCTATTTCCCAAATAGTAGATCTCGTACCACTTTTTAATAAATCTACTCGTATAATGCTTGGATCGCCGTTGAACGATACCGTATGCACGCCGTTTAAATCTATATTTTGTGTTGACATAGTCTTCGTATCATAACGTAATTTACAACTTACGCAGAAGTTATTGTGAGAATTCCGTTAGATACACTAGCTGTCACACTCGTACCGGGCTGTCCGTCTTGGCCACGCGGGCCCTCGGTAGGGAAAACCTTTAGTTCGAGAAGTCCAGACGCACTAAATTTAAAATGCTGTAGATTTACCGCTACGTTCAACGCAGTACTAAATAGATCGAGTTTGTCGCTATCATTACCTTGCGCGTTTTGCACGTTTATACCATTACCAGCGTGTATACTTACCTGTTGCACATCATCTGGAAGAACCTTAATGATATATTGCGTTATGAGATACGGCTGCATAACATTAACACTGCCCGTCAAGCTCGCGGATGCACCAGATAATGAACCAGATAACGTACCAGCGCCGTGTGAGTGCGTTGCCGTCGCATTCTGCGAAGAAGAAGAATTAGTAGAAACAAGAACATCTGGATCATCGCTATATGATGAACCAAACGCGCCTCTTCCTGTCTGATTTTGCCCTGTTAATAGTTTAGTCCCTGCTCCTTGCGATTGATTTCTTGAGGTATTCACCTGCACTGGATTCGTATTCATGGTATGACTATGAGCCTTAACACCAGTCTCTGCGCCAGTAAGCTTATGACCAGCTGTACTGCCACTTATACTTACCCCACCAGTTACATTACCACTCCCACTAAAGCTTTGATTTATTTTTCCTCCCGTATTTCCAACAATATACGTAGAACTTCCTGCGCCTAGAGGAACTTTACCGGTAAGATTAGGTAATCTAAAGTTATTGGTTGATGCAGTACCGTATTTATTAGCTATTATTCCAAAAAGCTCTGAATACGTATTCTTAGACACATTCTCGCCATTACAGAATTTCCATTTTCCATCAGCAGGTAAAGATGTACCAGCCCACGGCATAATCGTACCAACAGGGACTATATCGTTAAACACAAGTGTACTTAAATTTACACTACCTGATCCACCCGCAACTTCTTCCCAAGTTAAATTGCCTTGCGAGTCTGTTCGTAAATATCTACCTCCAGTATAATTGGCTGGCCAAGTATAATCGTTGTTGCGCAGCCGCATCTTACCTGATTCTACCAAAAGACGATTATTAGGTTCTGTACCATTAATCTCAATCCCTGAGTTCGGGTATCCTGCTCCTCCTACCACGCGTATACCATCATAAAAATCAACCTCCGTTAAGAAAGCCTTTTTACCACTAATCGATTCAGGTTGTCCGCTGGTGCCTCCAGTAAAAGTAACACAATTATCAATATTAGTTGTATTTGCAGAAATCGCCTCTCCAAGGGTGTCGAGCTCAGTTTGCAAATTAGTTACATTAGTAATTACGTGAGTGTGATTAGTATCAGCCTTACTCGATAAATCAATATTACTTATAGCACCCTCAAGACTATCTTCAATTGATGCGAAGTCAGCGCCAAGTTGATTGGTTTTAATTCTCCACTGATCAAAAGTATCAGTTTGTTCTACTGGTATAAAATCTGCCATACTCTTATTTATCTATTTTTTTAGTCAATGTTTTTACTAAAGATGCTAATTCAGAAACCTGAGATTTCAAATCTTGTAGTTCGGTTTCTTTTTGTTTACGAAGTCGTTTACGTTTTACTGCTTGAGAATAAGCATTAGAATCGCGATTTAAGATAGCACCGGTGAACACGTCCTTTTCAAGATTTGTGTTATTCTTTACTATTTTTCTTTGTGCCATATTAATCAAATGTTGCAATTGCTCTGAAGTCTTGTACTGTTGGTACATTAACAATGTCTGTTGAAGTTAATACAATTTTCACTGCAAAGGCTGTAAATTCTAAACCAAACCTTGGATCTGCAGGCCCAGGATCATCATCTTCTAAAGATTCTGGATCAAAATCATATTCAATCTCGGAGTATCTTCCATCAGAATTAACAGGAATACTTTTAGTAGGCCTAATTTCTTCCCATGGAACATCATCATAATCAGAATCATCTATCTTCAGCTTAACGAGAACTCGAATATTAGAATTAACACTTGGTCTATTACCTAAAAGATAAATATTTAATCTATCGGCAGGATCGTTAAGTGCAACAGTGCGTGTAATATATTGAACATCTGCAGTACTCGAATCGTCAAGATAAGAGAATCCATCATCGATACGTCCATCATTAGAAGATACACGCGTGTCAGTAGTTTCTCCTATAACAAGACCCTGTAATGAAGAAACTGTAAATGTTACATTAGGAGCTCCGCCGTTGCCTAATACACTATCGGGAATAGTGACAACTTCATCTACAGAGTAACCAGTACCACCAGAAACAAGAGTAATATCACTTACATTACCGGTTGAAGAATCAACAGTAACACTAAATGTTGCTCCTTCGCCAGTAGTGCCGGCACCTACTACTGGATTATAAGTAGAAGCTACGCGAGAAGTATTAGCAGCAGTACTAGTAGCGTTGATACCTGTAATCACTCCGCGGTCAGAGCTAACAATTTGTGATACTGCTGGATTATTGATAATATTACTTATACCCAATAACGATAAGCGTGAAAGATCTAACAACGGTGATATATATTCAGATGTTGTAGATAAGACTGCAGTGAGAATAATGTCGGATGCATTTGCTATAGTTACTGGTTCTGTTAAGTATTCTGTATTATTAAGATCAAAAGAATAAGACTCACCGCTGCTTCCAGCAAACTGAATTGACGTACTAATTCCTGTTTTAGGAAGAACTACATTAGACGAGAAAACCAAGAAGTTGGAGATAACAAACGATGATTGAGTTCCTAATCCACTAAAAGTAACAGTTTCTGAAGTAGATGTATCGTATTGAGCTCTATAAAGCGTAAACTTGAAATCGCGATTTTGATCAGGTGTCCAAGTTGATGCATTCTGTGACTTAAAAGACACACCGGTATAAGGATTCTTATCTATTCTACCCTGACCATTTACATCGTCTCCACCAGTTTCTGACAACCACATACGAAAATCAGGTGAGTTTGATATAACAACAATAGCGTATTCAACACTAGGCTGTAAATAAACTGGGGCATCAAATGTAATAGTCGTAGCATATGTAGCATCTAATCCATTTATTCCATCTCCTGCGATAGATGCTGCGATATGTCCGTGCTTACCAATATTGTCTGAATAACCAGCATCACTTTCTGTAAGAGGATTGCCAGAACCATCTGTAACGCCTGTTGTTGGATTTAAGACTACCTCACTAAATGGAACTATATTCTGTGTTGGAATACCGTTTTCTACAGTCACCAAATGTACTGTAACAGGGATACTTGCATGTTTCTTTTGGAAAAATAAATCCAATTTAGTAACAGAAGTGCCAGTGGCAATTTCTCCAATAATAAATGACTGTGCAAGAGGATCGCGGTTTCTGCGAGGTGGAGGCGGAGGAGTTATGTATGCAACATCAACATCTCTGTCTATATCTGTAAGAGTGCGTTCTGAAGTTAATCTTTCTTCATTGAACTCAGGAATTCTTGTAGAAAGAATAGTTGTTTCCTTTGTTTCAATTAATCCAGTAGCGTTATATGTTGCAGAGCCAAACGTAGTAGCGTCTGTGATAGAATTCCTAGGTGAATCAGTAAGAGTAACTTTTCTTTCACCTGTTTTGAATTTGATATCGGTGTTATTAGGTATAAAGCACTCTATGTCAATACTACCTGAAGCATCAGTAATTAATTCTACTCGAGTAATAGCAGGACTTCGCGCTGCAAAAATTTCTGCGGCGGTTTGATTTAAATGAATTTGGGCTGCATCGCTTTTAGCATCAAATTGGCTTGAAGCTGATGAAAGTTTACTAGAATAATCACTAATATTAACGCCATCGAAGAATACATATAACTTTGTGTTTGGCTTAAACATTTGGCCATGTATTTCAATTCTTCGCGAACGGATAAATGGTATGAATGATACGTCAACAACTCTTTCTCCAAGATTTTCTTGTTGCTCTCTAAAGCTCATGGTTGTTCTTATACCCTCGCGAGATTGTTCAGTAGTAGTAGTTGTAGTAGTAATACTACCACGAAGTGCTCTCACATCACGTCTGCCAGTTATTGCTTGCTTTGCAGCAGCATTTGCTGCTCGAGTTTCTCTATTACCTTGATCACTCCGGCCGATTCTAACATTTTCTACTTGAGAATCAACACCAGTCCAATCAGTTTCCCATTCACTCCATTTAGTTCCAATAGCGCCGGATTCTTCAGCAAGAAATTGAACAGCGTCTGCAGAACCAGTAGAATTAACAATCACGTCTGGCCTTACTCTTGTTTCTTTCCATTCATCCATTGAAGGATCGAGTTTAACAACTCCAAACCATGCAGCTACATCAAATGGATTTACACTTTCTGAAACACTTGCGTAAGGCTGTGTAATTAGAGGAACATCGGTGTATGGTAATGTAACAGTTTCCTGAGATCGATAAGGATTTTGTGCACCAAGCAATACGTTAGTTGTACTATAGGAAGGTCTTAAAATACCACGCGCTGGTTCGATAGCACATTTGTAATCAGAATCAAACGGATTACCAATGTTATGGCCTATAAAACTATCTACAAGAATTCCATTCTTAAATCTTTCTTCACCACCATTTGTGAAGATTTTCTTTTCTGTAGCTTCTTGTTCAAGCAATGAAAGGGAAGTATAGTACTCTAAATTCTTTACACGCTTTTCGATTGTACCAATATCTCTCATTGTATATCGACGATTATCAATAAATTTTATATTAATATCTCCTGTATCAAACGTATAAGCAGGAACAAACAATTCATGGAGAGCCATTGAATCACCGGGTGTTGCAGGTACTATTGGATTAAGAGAAGGTGTTCCTTTTACAACATCAAAGTCACCGATGTTTGAAACAACCACCTTATCGTATCTTGGAAGATAAACATTTAAACTATTGAGTTCTATAACCGTGTTAGGATCTACAGAACTTCTAGAATTATTAGAGCCAACATAAGGTCTAAAGTCTAAAACATCGGCTAAGAATAAATTTTCGTACGTAGGAATCTCATTATACTCAACATTAACTCCTGATTCTTCGTCACCGCCATAACTATCAACAGAGAAAAACTCGTTTTGTGTTGTCCAATCAAAGTAACGATACTCTATAGATAACGTATCACCATTCAAATCAGTTGATCCGGTATAAGTGATCCCACCATCTTGATAAAAATTATCTCTTTGTCCGTTGTCGAGAGTAAACTGTGATGTGATATTTTCATTCGAATTAGAAGTATTTGTAATACTTACGATATCAAAGATATCGAACTTAGCTAAGTCTATATAAGAACCACTCGTAAAAGCGCTACTCGGTATATTAATAGTTTCTGTATGAGTTTTCCGCACTTTAGTGCCATGAGCCGCGTCTGACTTTTGCACAGTTGCAACAATAGATGTTACAGCTCCACTAAATTCAAGATCAACTGTGGCAGTGCCTTGACCTGAAATAGCAGTACAATTTTGATCATTGCCACTTGCGTCTATTCCTATATAATCAGAGAAACTATCAGATTCAAAAATCTCATTAGTGCCAGCAGAGATCTGCGGTGTGAGACTTGATTGTACTTGGGATGTTCTTTTATAATTTATGTGAGCCACTGTCACAGACTCGACAGTATTATGTGGAAGAGGGAAAAGTAAATTATTATTGTTTGATTCGAATAGCTCGAAGGTTGAATTGGCAAGTGGTTCAAACTTAAACGTAGTAGTAGAAATTGAAGTGGCTTGACCGAGGAATCCGGCTGTAATGTTTACATCATATATGTATAACCGATAGTTGTTATCACTTACTTTTTCTAAAGAACGAACTTTACAGGTACCACCTGTTACACCATTAATGGTGTATGTCACACTTTGATCGCTAAAATTTGGTAAGGCGTCTGTACCTGAGGCACCGCTAATATTTCCAACAACGTAATTACCGAGAGTCAGTGTAGTAAATGCTGGATTAGCAGATGAAGCAACATTTAATGTATCTCGTGCTTTTTCAACTTTAATTTCTTTTTTGTTTTTTAGATGAACTCTATATCCTTGAACATAAGCAACAGAAGGTTCAATTCCAGCAAGATAATGTTTCTCGCCATAAACTACATTACTATCACTACCAAGCTCGATCTTTTCAATTGCATCTAAGTTTGTAATATCGGCTGCAGTAAATCTACCTCTGTTACCAGCCTCGTCATTTAAGTATTCTCTAACATCAAGCTTAAAAGGTTTCAAACAATAATCACCGCTTTCTTCAGATGTACGATTAGCAAACTTTCTATCAAGTTGAGTGTATTCAGTGCGAGCTGGCTTTACAACAACATCTAAATCTGTCTTAAAAAGGGTTATATACGATTGAACATTGTCTACATGTAAAACGCCAGTATTATTTGTAACAAGCGCATCGTCAAGATCACTTAAAAAGGCAAGCTGAAAATCTATTTTATAACGGTCTGCGCCGGGCGCAGTTTCGTTTGGATATCCTGTTGCGTTATCTAATAGTAGTGGATCAGTCACATAAGTAACAACTGTGTCTGTTACAATAAAGGCAAGCCTACCGTTTAGTGTGTATTCTTCTGAAGGTTTAGCAATATAGATTTCTTCAGCCTCGTTATAAACAAACTCGCCATTGACGAAATACACACCAGCATCTGTTTTACCAATAGCACCATGACCAGTTTCTGCAACCGTAGCAAATGATGTTCCTGTATTAACTAATTCAGTAGGATTTTGACTATTGTCATTTGGATCTACGATAGCGTTATCTAATTCGATTACATCAGTTGCAACGAATTCTCGAATGTTATTGCCACTTCCATCTTGCACAGATGAATCATAGCGAATAAAGAAACGATACTTGTTTTCTTCTGCCAACGCTTCATAACGTAAAATTGACGCTTTTAGACCATTGCTATTTTCTATTTTTAGTATCTGATCAATGTATGTAATGATCGTAGCAGGAGTAGCAGGAGCGGTTGAAACATTATTGATCTCCTCCTCCAGAGTAATATCAATGTACTTGACGTCAGTATCTAAGTTGCCTCTACCTTGTAGAATAGGACCTTCTTTATAAACGCTTTGACCAAACTTATCGATCTGCGACTGCAGCATAGACTGCATTTGATTTAATTCACGAACCTGAACACTTACACCAGGTTTGAATAAAATTCTTAAATAATTTTTACCTTCAGCACCAGTAAACTGAACACTATTGGTATTGAAATCATCATTATAAGGAGGGACCGCGTATGTTTTAATTGCCATTAGAATTGAATAACTAGTTTAATGTCTTCTTGCTGATTGCTGTTTCTTAAAATTGCTTTTCTATTTTCAAGAAAAAGTGCTTCACCTGTGCCTGGATTATATTCGCCTTGTCCTAAAGTACTTATTGCATAGTTTGTGGTGGTCGTTCCAGCAGGTGTTGTAAAATTAACATTTCCACTTGCAAGGAAAGGTTTTTCGTTAATTTCTCCACTTGAATTTTGGTGATAATACACTCGACCAGTGGCTGTATCAACATAATCTAAATACGCTTTTGCTGCGTTTGTCTGGTGTTCGATAACTGTACCAGCGTCTACAGGTATTCCACTTACATTAGAGAATTCCAAATATTGGAGAGTATCAAATATACTTAAAGATGCATCGGCAGGAGTATCGTTATCTGTGCGGGTTGCACCTTTTACAAGACTTACTTGTCTAAATGCCACATTGATTGGCGCTTCACCGCCTAAGTTTCCTTCGTATGATCCAAATAATCCGGCGTAAAAACTAGGCAATTCACTTCTTGGAGAAAATCCAAATCCAGAGATTGGCGCAACTAATGGTCTAATGTCAGTTTCTTTACCATCAACAATAACTGAAGCGTCTGCGTAGCCGCTTCGCCATTGGTCTGTTGTAATTTCAATTGAAGTAATTGAATTATTCGAAATAGTTACATCGTAATCCGCTCCATCAGTATTGCTGGATCTTATGTTATGGTCTGTGACTATAGCACCTGTTGAGTCTTTTCCAACTAATCGAATGTCTTCTGTTCCATCAATGCCACTACCTCCATCGACAACCTTAAAGCCATATACAATACCTCCAGTCGCATTAGATGCATCTGTAATATCACCTGAGGCAGTAAGATCAGCAGGGATGTCAACAAACTGATCTGTGTAAAAATTAGACGTACTATCTAGATCACAAACATATGCCCAAACATAGTTATCAGTTAATGAACTAGGAGCAGTGTATGTAGTCGCTGTAGGATTAGTAGTACTCGCAGTAGCACCGGCATTATTTAGACACACAAAAATCTTATCGTTGTGTGTCATATAGCATGGATAATACGCTACAGCGCCGATTGTTTCGAAGTTAAAGATGTTAGGATCATAAGGATCATAGACCTTATATATTCTACCACTTCTCCATTCATTCCGAGGTATTACACTAAAGGTTTCTTCTACCTTTAAAAGAGAAATAAGATTTTTTAGAGTGTCTTCTTTTTCAATTAATGTATTAGTTGGAAGAGGCACTGTATAACTCAAGTTCGACTCGTCAACACCATTAAGTGTTGGCCAAGGTTCCGTTTTTCCGATACCGATAAAATAATCATCAGTAGTACTATCTTCAATATCGTTAATGAATAACTCTCTTGAATTTTTTCTAAATTGGTTTGTAATAATTGCTGACATAATGTTATTTATAAAGATTAATCGATTGCTGATATATAATTATTATTGCTACCTTAATTCGGAAATCCCGTAATATGTGACTGACCCAACCCCGGTTTTTGTAAATCTATAAGTAGTATCTGGCGGTATAATCATACTACCGTTACTTGATACTCCTCCGCCACTATTTGTGCTAGTAGCGAACGTAAACTGAGACTCCGAACCTCCGAGTGGAGTTAAGTGAATATGTATGTTGTGAGCGTCTGATCCGCCTCCAAAATAACCTTTTACCTCAATGGGCTTACCTGTGTCATTATAATAAGACGTTCCGGTTATATTTCTAGCCGCATTCGAAAAAGACACCCATGTTTGATCGTAACCCAAACCTGTTTGCGCTGTAGAGGATGCGTCAACTCCATCCACCGCATCAATTTTTGTCAATACAGATCGATCACCGCCAATGCCGTTAGTTGTACTTAAGAATTTATAACTAATGTTATATCCAACACCCCATAGGTTATCGTCTTGATCAGCCCCTACAAATGCATTATAATGGTCATAACCAAAGAGTTGGAAATCCTTTATAAAGACTCTATCTTCTTTAGCCATTTTTGTAAATGTGCTACGGTTAGTTAAATCGCCTGTTCCTAATTGCCCATGACCATTATAGCCTGATACAAACACTGTTCCATCAGTTTTAAGAATATACGCCGCAACATAGCTATCAGGGCCAAATAGTTTTACTTTCTTATTGTTTGTTCCTAAAGCAGCTATAGTAGTAGGAGAATTTCTCTGAGTTAAATCACCTGTTCCTAATTGACCAAGCGCGTTGTATCCAAACACCGTAATACCACCATCAGTTTCTATAACAATGGTTGAAGCAGTTGTACCGGCTGTGCTTATTTGAGAAACACCATTTGTAAGTGTAACTTGTTGAAATAAGAAACCGTTAGTCGTATTGCCTAATCCTAATTGACCATAAGCGTTATCGCCTGCAGCCCATAGATCTGTCCCATCCACGATAAATACCGATTTGTTAGCTTCAGTGCTATTGGCCACAAGATAATCTCCTTCTCGACCAGTATCAGCAAATAATGACTTTGCCGTAGCGTGTCCTAATCCGCCACTACTCACACTACCGCACGACCATACTTTTCGATCTTCAGTGATTATAAATGACTTGCCATTAGAAATACTATTAAATGCAAATGCCTTTTCAGCTTTACCATTTGCCGCGCCCTCACCAAATCCTGGAATTTGTCCAGGTGACATATTCACTGCGTTGTTATAAGTCTGCGCTGATCCTCTTCCTAATTCATTCGCATTATTATTTCCCCAAGAATAAGCTGTTCCATCATTTAGAATAGCAAGACAATGCACATAGTGAGTGTTTCCATTTCCTACTGATAACCATGCAACATCTTCAAGAATCAATTGAAAGCTTTTTTGCTCGCTCAGATCGCCTTGACCAAGCTGGCCAGTACCACCATATCCTGCACCGAACACTCGTCCTCTATCTGTTAACACGAATGCACTAACATAGTTATCACCTGAATAATAATACTCGATTACCTTTTCACCGGTTTGTAATGGAATTTGCACACGAGAGTATGAAGGTATTGCCGCAGGAGATGCGCCATTCAGCTGATACGTACCTCCACCACCAGAGAAGATAAAGCTACTATCTTTCGAAATATAGCTAGAACCAAAGAATGTGCTGTACCCTTGATGATTCGGTGGATCAAAGAAAAATCCAAAGGAATTATCATACGACTTATATGTGCTAATTGCATTTGTCTTATAATTCTCAATGGTGTATTTCTGACCCATACTTGGGTAACCACCATGAGATGGACAAGGCAATTTAACTATACTTCTTCCATTGAGTTCAAATTTTATTAAGAGAGGTTGCCATGCATGACCTGATAAGTTTTCATTTATTGTGAATGTTTTCTCTCCTACTAAGTCAGTTGAATATAGAAATCCATTACTTTCGTATTCACTACCCCATGTATAAGTACCAAAAATGGTATTTGCATTCCAATCAACTGTTATCGTAATGTGATCTATTTCTTCATTAGCGGCGGCATTATAATTCCAATTATTTACTATGCTTATAACTGATTTAGATACGTTATCTGGAATTTCAATTGGAAATACACCAGACCAGTCAGTTGCGCCAGTTGTGGCTGGATCCTCACTTGTAAATACAGATGGACTATTAACAAAAGTACTTGTGTTTTCATCAACATATCCTTGCGGGCTCTGCTCGGACAACTGTGAACCAACGATCTGAATAATATCAACATCTGGACTTAACTCAACTCGTTTTGTACATTGAGCTCCAACGATTTCGAATTCTACACCTTCGTTTTGATTGCGAATAAGATTAAAGTCGATTTCGATTTGACTCTGCCCTTCGTTAACTGGCACTAATAATACCTGATTAAGATCATGACGCAAGGACCCACTTTCAGAAATTCTCCGAATGGATTCAGATAAAGGTTTTTTCGAGCCATCTGGATATGATATATACAATTCTGTTCGCCTATTGCTATTGCTATCATGATGCCAGTTGTGGACTCTAATGAACAACCCTCGAATATTTCGATTAACGAGTCCAGTACCCGTTAGATTAGCAAGAGGAAATTGAATAGAGCCACTAACGCTGTGTGCATTTTCACTACCGCCGTAAGCGTTCCACCATGACCCAAATCCAACTCGGGTTGTGTCGTTGAGAGTTGCATCATAATCATTAGAGCTAACATCGACACCGCTACGTCTGTCCTCTGCTAGATTATGAATGAATGGTGTGAATACGCCACTTTGAGGAGTCGCTTGATTTATTAAGTCTGTAAATGTTTGACCAGCAGGAAGAGTGAAATATGCATCGTAATGTTCCTTAGAGTCCATATTGGCACTGCTGTTCTCAAGATTTGCCCAAGTAAGATTCGTATATGTAACATTACTTGCACCGCTAATTGGCATGTATTCCATATCAGCACCATAGTTACCAAAGTTTCCAGTAATCCATTCTGTACCATTATAGTACATTGAATCCCCATAAGAAGGAGTTACGCTTGAGTCTACATCAGTATGATTATTACTAAATAGCTTGTGCGGTGTTATAGTTGAAGCAGTAGTTTGAAATCCTCCAGTGTTTGAATCATAAATCAAGAAGTCGTTTGCTTGGATACTCTCTGTTCCTACTAATTTATTAGCAGTGATGTTATAATCGTCTATCTTAGTTGTCGTTACTGCACCTGTTCCAATCTGCCCTTCCTTTATTATGTTAAGTGATAGTGTATCATTTGCAAAAGTAAAAGCCAAAGTATCGATCTCAGTTTCACCAATCTTTCCTGCTACTTCTGCAGTAAGATCACTAAGATCATTGGTTAGTGTAGTGTCCGCCGCACTTCTAGTCGTGGCCTCGGCAGCAACGAGACTATTAGCATGATTTTTGGCCGCTGTAAGATTGGCGGAATCCGCACTGATTCTCGCATCCGTCTCTGCGGTATCTGCATCATCAATGTATCCTTTATTTACAAGTGATGTCGTAGCGCTTCCATTTGTACTCAGTAAAGTAGGCTGAAGTAGCGATATTTTATCGTCACGCAATTGAAGTACAGATGTTAGTGTTGCAACACTACCTGTTGTGGTGCCTCCCTTTAATTGAAAATCTAATAGCTCTTGATTACTGTCAACAGAAGATGTAATTCTCGCAGAAGAGCCAGCTCTATCAGGAATACCACCTGTATGATTAAATGTGATATTAGCATCACCGTAACCATCATTAAGTGTAAGACCAATGGTACCTCCTCCATCAGTGCTTGCACCCGAATCAACATATCCTGCAATAATATCGTGGCCCGCTCTTAACACCCCGCCTGTTGTCCACGTTGGCGCGCCAGTACTTAGATTATCTTCAAGCGCAGGTTTAAGATCATCTATTGTTGCTTGATACGTATCCAGCCCGCTTTGTCCATCTGCTTGTACTATTGCTAATAGCTCGGGTCCACTTGGAGTTGATGGAATTAGGTCTAGTTCTGATATTTTGATTTCAGCCATAGTTATATTTATACGATTATTTTTATTTTAATTTATTATTTTACTAAGTATGCATCGCCATTAGGGTCTGTCGCATCCTTATCTTCAGTTGTTATATCTTCAAGATCTTCAGTGTTCAAGCGAAGATTGTCTATAAGAGATATATCAATAATAGATCTTATGTTATTAAAAATATTTTGATTATTAAAAACCGCTTCTTCAAACGTAGTGTTTAAATAAGGTCCAATTTCGTTTACATCGAAAAATTTAAGATTTTGTAAATAGTCTCCGCGAGCAAATGCATTTCTGTCTTTTGTTGTTATGTGAAGAAGATGAAGTGTCGATAGTACCATCCTTTGATATGAAGGATCATTGGGCCCAAGACCAAATTCGAAAGCTTCAATAATCATTTCAAGGAACCTTAAGTCTCCAGTTAACCAACCCGGTTGAAAGAGTGGCATGTGGTGCGCATTATCACTTGCATCTAAGATAGATGGTGGTGTTAAACCTTCCATCCAATCAAGATCAATCAGAGGATCGTTGGTTCTATAATTCTGTGTGTATCGTGTACTATCAAATGTTGCCTTATATTGTCTTAATACCTGATCAAACCGCACCTTCGGGCCAATCCAATTGTTTTCTATATAAAGTATATACAGCACCGCTGCAAAGAATTTTAGTCCAGCGGGGTGCACCATTCTAATATATTCGTTTTCCCATTGATCAGAAGATATACCAACATTAAGAACATACGAAAACTCCTGCCAAAAATCACCATCATGTAATCGATTAATGTCTGAAGCAAAACTATGCTGATTTTCGTATGTGCCAATATTTCTTGGCGTATAGGTGTGTCTAACATTATTTCCCGATGAAAATAAATCAGACCTAGAATCTCCCCATCTCACCTTTTGCTTTTCAACCGCGACTGATTGAGTATACTCAACCTTTATACGCACAGTTGGTCCAACTCCAGATTCATCTAATGTTGGGCCCGCGAATTCAATAAATGTATCGATTTCATGACCTGATAATAAGTTTAAAGTATACGCTTCTTCTTTTGCTTCAACTAATGTTAATCCATTCACATAACTTCCATCTTTATTATCAAACGTTATTTGATAATAGTTTAACGCTACACTTATATAATAGTTGTGTACTTGTAAAACATCAGCTGCTGACAAAGCAGTATTATAATACTGAACATTCGTCATAGATCCTTTAAATGCATCAGTGTTCGATCTGCCAATCGTAATACGTGAATCAGAATCAACATTTAAATGCACGCTAGTGTCACCTAAAATAATAGTTTCCCAAGCGCCACCATCAACTGACACTTTAATATAGCCTCCTTTACGCGCCTGCTTTCCTGTCAAAGCAACAGTGTGGTATTCGTTATCGATTGGAATAGTGGCGTGTGAAGAAAAGTTCATAGCGAACTGCCGATCCACTGAAATTAGCGGACTGTTTACAGGTGTATTTACAAACGCGTTCTCTGTCGGCGAACCACTTCCGTTGAACCATTCAACATTCGCAGCAAAGGCATCTTCATTGGTGTCTTCTGAATAACACAGAATTACGCCTGTAGAAGAAAACGTTTGCGTGTTTAAATTCCACACTGATGCACCTTTAAATACCCACTTATCCCCATCATAATATATTTTAGCAACCGGCCAGTTTTCTACAGTGCCAAATCCTTCATTTTCGTCCCAAGTGGTTTGGCTTAGATGATATCCCGATGTAGTAGAGCCCGACGCGACAACGCGGAAGTATTCTGTATCTACATAAAACGGTTTACCGTTATATAGTCCAGTGCCGCTAGCGTATGCGGTATTTTTATAATACTCATACCCGAGTGATGAAGCGGCGTCTATGTTTCCTCTCCAGTCGTCCATTGCCGTAAAGCCGTGAATACGAATATTGTTTCCATATGCTTCGATCATTGGATTACCAGTATAATAAAATTTGCGGCCTAGTTTACCTGTATCTCGATCTATGTATAATTCATGTCCCGGCTGGAGCTGTGTGAAGAACTCGCGAACTGAAAATACACTTTGGTATTGCTTACCGCCTGATCCTCTTTTTACTCTTGCGACTATAGTGTGGTCATCTGTAACAAGTGAAGAAGACTGATTTCCAATTGCGCTTACATTAATATAATCAGCGACTGCTCCAGGAAAAATAAATTCAGAGATTTCTTCATTATATGTAACACTTCCTCGAATATTCCCTACCCAAGGATAATCAGTATTCGATATCCAAGTGGCGTCTGTAGCATTTTGTTTACTATCAAAAGCAATCTGTAAACCTTCTTCTATATTATCATAATCGAAAGATTCATCAACATTAACAAAACTAGATAGTTGACCGGTGCCTAATTTGTTTCCTTGTGCATCATTAACGTTAAAGAGAGTATTATTATCTTCAGTTTTTAAATCGCCAGATAAAAGATTACCAATGATTTCAACTTCTTCATTATCGTCGCGGGGTTTCCACGCGCCATCAGAAAGTTTAAATAGTCTTTCCTTTGGATATACAACAGTTACAGCTTCATCAAAGAAAATACGAAAAAACGCATATAAGCTATCCTCTGATCCTCGCGTTGAATAGAATTTAACAATCTTTTTGTAAAGAGAAACTTGATCAAGTACCTTTGAGTTTGGCACGTTCTTCGCTATTTCACTCCCGATACTATCTAAGTACTTTGCTGAAACGCGGTCGATGTCGTGATTATCGAGAATAAGATTTATTTCATACGAAGGAAGGCCTTCTGCATTTAAATAATTGTAATAATCTTTAAGCAATTGAATAAGACCCTGTGCTTTCCCTATAAGCTGCTCGGGTATAAGGGTGTTTGTCCGAGTTGTTTCAAGATTTTGAGGGACGACAGAATCAGACACAGACGCAACTGCAATAGCAGATTGTGCGGTTGAAATATTTGCATATGAAATTATGTCATTAGTAACGCTATATGTTGCATACTCTTGATACGTAAAGTTACCATAATACGCGGATGACGGTGGGTTTGTAACTCCATGATTCATCTCATTTGAAGGCATATAAAATACCTGGTTCAATCCTGTAAATGTATGAGAATGATATGCTCCGCTAATCAATGACTCATCGGTATAAAGAGGATAAAAATAACCCACGGTTCCGGACGTATTCCCGCTATTGCTTTCACCTTGTAAATAATAAACTGCCCCAGAGACAGTGGGTGAAGAACTACTGCTCGAAGATCCAGAAGAACTACTTGATCCAGAAGAACTACTTGATCCAGAAGAACTACTGCTCGAAGATCCAGAAGAACTACTTGATCCAGAAGAACTACTGCCCGATGAAGAATGATATGACATAAATTTTAATAGCTACCTTCAACATTCTTAGCGATGTCGATTAAATGTATTATAGTCAATTGCTCCAGAAGAACCAGCGACCGCTATAGCATCAACTTCAGCACCTATAAATGTTTTCTGAATATCAATTGAAAGCAGATTGTTTCGTTTTGAAACAATATCATTTGAAGAAGGCGAAACGTAAATGTTAATTGATTCGTTTTGCTCAACAGGAAGCGCGTTTAAACTAAGTTGGCCTTCTTCGAGAAATAACGTGCCAATTGATTTATATACTTTAATTCTCTCTCCAGCAGATGATTCACGATAAGCATACACATTTCTTCCTGCTGATCCATCAGTTTTTCTTTCATCTGCTAAACGATATGTTACACCACCAAATTCCCACGGGTCAGAAGTCATTAAAGATTCATCTTCATCTTCATCACCGTATAAAGTCATATCAAAATTTAATTGCATTGGAGTAAGATTAGCATAAACGATGTCAAGTGTTTTATACACAAACACTCGAATAACTGAATTAAGAATTGAAAAGTCGCTATTATCAATAAGAGAAAGCAGTTGAGAAGAACGAAAGACTCCATCGAACCTTTGTAGTTCTTCAGTGTTAAACTCTTCAATTGCTCCTCGCACTTTTGTTTCAAGCTGCCCTTGAGATAAGCTCGTACGATTTGAATCGTACTTAAACAGAACATCAAAGTATAATCGCGTAAAAGTAGGATCAACTATTTTTGGCAAAATCGCAACTACCCGTTTTGTTTTTAGCAAATCCATGATATCGGCCTTTGTCTGCACACTCAGAAAATCATCTTCAACGGGCTTAGCACTAATAAAGACTTTTCCAAATTCTGGAGGATTGTTGTCTTGTCCGCCCCAAACAGAAAGCGATTGAATGCCTGTGATGTTTTGACCAATGATTGATTTATAATCATCGATCGTCACTGTTCTGTTTTGTGCTATAAATGAAAGTGGTGCATTAAATCGAATACTTTCAACTCCTTCACGAGAAGTACCGCCTGATGCCTTTGAAATCGTTGAGATCGACGATGGAGAAGCTCCAACACCAGCCCATTCAAAGATCGATGCGTTATTTGCATCAGCACCAAATGTACTCAAATATTTAAAATCAATAATGTTTAAAGCATCGGGTTTTTTGCCGAAAACGTTATCGCCAAAAGAAATCTCATAATGGTTATCGTAGTTTTCTTGAATAAAGTAAACCGCTGAGTCAGGTCCAACATCTCCTATTTGATCAAATCTCGTGTATGACTGGAACGCGTTCGAACGGCTATTATCATACACATCAACACTCAATTGAGTGATATCGATCGTTGTATCGTTAATCTCAAAATTCTGATTCATCGACCCCTCATCTACAACGTACTTATTGTGCTTAATCCGACCTTGATAAATTTCAACCGCAGGAAAAGTGTATGAATCACTTACTAAATCAAGCTGTGTGGTATAATCTTCAATCGTTATAAACGTATATGTTACATCATCGACAGTCGTTGTAAACTTAAGGCCAGACGTAATAGAATAAGTATCTCTACTCTCATTTACATCACCCGAGAATGTAATTGAGAGTGTTGCCTTTGGTGCAGTAACTGACCGCGGAACATAACCAAGAAGCTTTGCACGTGAAACAACGTTACCGCGTATCTGAGCCGAATCAATAAAAGACTCGTTCATGGTGTTATGCGCAAGGATAGCGTTATAGTGCGTGTTATACGCCAGAACATCAAGTAATTGATTCAGACCTGAGCCTTCAAAATCCCAGTCTTGATATTCACCGCCAGGAAGCTCTTTCAAGTAATCCTTTAGATTGCTTTTAATCTTGTCAAAATCGAGTTCTGTTACGTTAAGTTGCTTCATGTCTATCTAAGTCGTTCTAAATAAAAGTTAATTTCTTCTTGAGTATCTGAAAAGATAATTCTAAATGATATCGTAACCTGATAGGCATTCCTATCAGAGTTATCAAAAACCTGCACGTTAATATTTGTTATTCTTGGTTCAAACTTCTTTAAAACCCGAAGCGCTTCTTTTTGAATAGCAACCGCGGTAAAAGTATCTGCAGGCTCAAAAAGCAAAGCAGTAATGTTTGATCCAATCTCAGGTTGAAACGGCCTCTCCCCCTGATTCGTTAAAATAAGATTACGGACAGCTTGCTTTACAGCATCAATATCTTTTAATGCAATTACGTCTTTCAGATTCGGATGTACTTGAACACCTAAAGGCAGGTCCGCATAAAGATTTCTTTTTAAAACATTTGAAGGCCTTTGCTTATTATAGTCTGAAAGTACGTTTGACATATATAATCTATTTATACTACTTTCATGGTTTCAAAGCCGAAAATTCTCGCGCGCGTTTTCGAAGACAATTTGAATATGCAGTGATGAACTTGAGCAGGTATGGTATGTGAAATGTATTTCTCAATTTGTAATGGCCGGTAATGATTATGCTTTATAGGCTTGCAGATCAGCCATAATCTGTTTATGTTTTTCTATCACTGCGACATAACCAGTAAGTACTCCATCGTGGCCGCCCGGAGTTGTTTCAACAAGAGCATCACCTTCTTCTTTGACTATGACTATTTTTTTATTCATGAAAGCTTCACGTTCTTTTGCTTCACCTTCAAGTCCATTCGGCATATAAGCACCATAAGCAACCGCGTGATTAATCGCCATAATTTGATCGTTATATTTGTCATACTTTAATTCTTCAGAGTGTGCAATAAGATATTTCTTGACTAGTCCCTTCGCCATTTTTTTTCTAATCTTACCAGCGTTGTACCAGTCAATAAGACTTATTCCTTTTGCCGCGGCCTTCGTGGCTTCTTTCCCTACTGATCCTCGGCTATTCTTAAACGAAGTTGCGTCATTATCTCTGGCAGCAAATTCTGTATCATTCGATCCTCCGCCTTGTCTCAGAATTCGTTGTACTTCGAATCCTTTTTCTCGAAGTAGCTCTGAGTATTTATTACGATAATGATTTAATTCTTGAGCTCGGAGCTCTCTCGCGCGCTGTAGATCTTGTGCAGATGTATCGACCTTAGGACTCACGCTAGGCTCCTTCTCTTTCTCGATTACGGTCGGCACCACTTCTTCTACCTTCTTTGGAATATCTGCAGCTACGGTAGGCTCCGCGGCTTTGACTTTTACCTTTTCTACTTTACCTTCAGGACTCACTTCCGGAGCTTCGATATTAGGTACATCCTTACAGAAATCGAAAGGCTCGGCTAACGCATCCCCTGCCGCACCCGCAATATTACTGACAGCGCCGGTCACGAAATCGTTAAGATCTTCTTCGAAGTTTTGCACAAGACTCACAGCACCCGACACCTTATCCATAAGACCATCTATATCTACATCGGGTAGAGAATCACCCCATCTTTCTTTAAAGGCTGCCTTCGCTCTTGCAAGATCTTCTCCTACTTTATCACGTAACTCTTCAAGCTCCTTTTTGAAGTTAGGAATTACGGGAGGCTCAGGAACCGCGGCGAGCAGAGCATCTTTCATCTCATCTGCCTTTGCCTGAAGATCAGCCATAGCCGCCGCGCCTAAAGAAGATAATTCGGCAACCTTCGCATTCAAAGCCTCCTTCTTTGCATTCAGAGTATCAAGGAGAGCATTACTGGAACAATTAATAGCCATATTAGTTTAAGTTGATTGTTGCTCCATTTACATCTACATCAGCAGCGCACGTAATATCAAAATCAGTAATTGCATCTATATCGATATTTGTATTCGTATCGATCTTAATAGTAGAGTTCGACACTAAAGTCATATTACCAACAGAGTTTACAGTAAAGGTTCCAATAGCAGTTTGTGCAGTTGATCCGTTAACCACCGTTGTTGAGTCTAACACAATGTTCATATTGTAATGGCCGGTAATGTTAGTAGTACTGTCGACGATTACATCCCTTATCTCGTTGCCGCCAATCCGTGACGTGAAATTTTCTGCTACATTAATACTACGCTCTTGGTCGATTTCGATTAATTCGTTCTGACCAATCTTACTTGTACGCGTTCCTTTAATGTATTCTGTTTTATCTCCTTCTACTTCGAGATGATAGTTACCTTTCACAAGAGTTTTCATATTACCATCAACAGTTAAATTCACGTTACCCTTTACGTACATGTTTTTACTGCGGAAGGTTACTTCGTACTCATCACCAACGACTGTAACGGTCTTATCTCCGTTAGCTATTACCTCTTCGTAAGTACCAGATGTATGGAACGTCGATAAGCGCTCGAGATCAGAAGTATCGTCTACTTCCATTATATGTCCTGATTGAGTCTCTGTTACATGATTCGCAGGATAGACAGGACCAATGATCTCTTTGAGCTTACGATTCTCCCAGGTTAATCTTTCATAATAGGTATCGTCTTTATCTGGAGAGATAGAAGTAACACGCGGTGGAGTCGCTGTTTCAATCTCTTCCTGCCTTAAGTCCTCCTTTGCCATATAGGGCTGTGAATCAGAATACTGTTTACGTGCTGCTCTTGGTGTATCAGGCTCTGAACCTATATAATTAGAACGTGGATATATACCATCTGGATCATTAAAGCCACGCTCGCGGTCAGGATCTTGTGTTGCTTTTGATGGCAGTGTACCTAATATAAGGGGATCCTGCGCTGAAGAACCATCACGAAAGAAGCCTACTACCCATGTTCCTTGTAATATACCAGTCGCTGATTGCCCTATACCAGTCATACTCGCTGAAGTAATTGGTAACATAACATGACTCCAAGGCAAATCTTCTGTAGAGATATGTTCCTTATTGTCAGTATGGTAACCAAAACAACGAACCTTATACCGGCCCATTTCTTCTGGATCATATATATCTTCGATCACACCAGTAAACCAGTGGAATCCTTTTCCGTATATAAAGTCTTCGCTATTCATGTCTATATATTATCTATATCGATTGAGAAAGAGTCTCGCTTCACCTTAACATTAGTATAGTACTTACCATCTTCGAATGTATGTATCGCTGAGGTGATTAAGTATTTACCTGATAAGTGCTCGTCCCATATATCTCTTGGATTCTTTTCGAGTAGGTCTTTAAAATTCTGAGGATCCATTGCACGCTGTAGCTTAAGATATATAACACGACCAGGATTAAGACCCATGTCACCGTGTAGTACTACCTCGTGCTGTGTTGTTTCGAGTATCTCATGGTATGCTCGAGTGATACCTTGTGTTTGTGTTCGTAGGCCGTTCATATTCTTCTGCGAATCACCGTATGCACCTCTATTCAGACTGATATACTCACTGTGAGCGTCTGCCAGAGTATCTATCTCCGTTGAGGCCGTTTTAAAGAAACGCGACAGTACACTACCCTTCTCTAGACTATTGCTTTTACTTATTAGATCTTTATTATAACCATAATCGTATTTTGTATATGTCTTA